AATGTTACCCATATCTTCATACAAAGCACCCATTCTTTCTTGTAATGATTTAGCTTCTTTAGCAATTTTACCAAATTGTCCAGAAAGACCGGTAAGTTCTTTCATATTACGATTTACTGTAATCTTATCAAACCATTCTTCTGTTTCTTGTAAAGCATGTTGACGAGAAGCCTTCGCTATAAAAGATAATGCTTCTGCTACACTTGTCAAATCATCTTCACGATAAATAGCTTTACCTAAATGACCAAATTTAGCTAATGATTCAAAAAATTCACCCTCATCAATCTTCTCTTCAGTCCGTCTACCAAACTTCTCATCTATTAGAGAAGATAATTTAATTTGTTTCTCTTGGTTTGGTTTAATTTTTGTTCTAAACATATCCATGTCTACCATAGATGGTTTGTTAACAAATCCACCTGCCATAATCCATTCGGATAATTTTATTCTCTTGTCTTTTTTCATTTTAACTCTCCTAAAATGACATTTTACCTTTAGGCATATACTTTCTAAATCTATTTGAAGCTCTATGCCATAGGCTTGTTAAAAAATCTTTTTCATACGCATGTGAATCTCTCACACTACCTTCTTTAAATGACCTCATTAAATCTAACGGACTATACTTATGTCCTTTGATATCGTTTATCATAGATTTAATTATTTTTTGTGAAACTTTACCCAACTCATCAGATAATTTCTTAGTAGCGGCAGCTGCTTCTTTAGCTGCTTCTGGTGAACTATACGCCATATTATGTACTGTCATCTCGTTAAGTTCATCTCCATCATGTTTAGCTATCATGTATTGACGAAATTTTCTTTCCCACTCATTCTTATTTTCAATGTTAGACATATGATTATTTATCCTCTAATGGAATTGATTGTAATTGGTCTAACCAAAGTTCAAAGTCTTTGCAGGCCTTTAACCAGGGATTGTAAACTTTTTGAAAATCTTCTTGTCCTTTACCAGTAAAAGAAATATCCTTACCGTGTTCTTTAGAAGCATAATCTCTGATTTTTTTCATATTTTTTCTCATCCAACTTTCATTCATCTTTCTGTATTGTTTTACCCAATCTCTTTTAATTGGTTCAATGACTTTATATGAATATTTTTGTACAGAACCTCTACGCTCTACTAAATTTTTTAATTTAATCATTATTCGTTCCTCATTATTTTATTGATAACATGTTCTGTTTTACAATAATCACCACAAGTTCTACCTTGTGTTTTAGTTGTTCTATCAACACCCTCAGACATTGGATACATAAAAGCTCCTTGAGTAGATGGATTAGATACGAAATCGAATGCAATAAGTTCAAAATCAGGTTGTACTTCCATTGTATCTGGTTGTGCGGCATCTTCAGCTTCATCAATAGCTTCTACTGAACCCATACCACGAGAACTAATTCCTAACTTAATACCTGATTTAAACAACTCTTTTAAAATATTACCACTTGGTGTTCCTAAAACTTCAACTGTTCCATACAAATCATCACCATTCCAATGCATTTCAGTTACATTATGAGATACATTTTGTAGATTAACTACTGAACTCTCTGGATGGTCTAATTCACCCATTGCTCTTTTCTCATCAATAAAATTTTCAGCATACTTTTTTGATTCTCTCATAAGAATCTCTTTTGGATATACTCTACCATTTTGATTTTTAGCTTCTGCTCTTTGTAATACACCTTTAACAATTAATTTACCATTGTTTTGTTTCATGGATTCATTAATTTGTTCAGGTTGTATTTCGAATGGTAAATAATCTACTATAAGTTGTTTCATTACTTCATCCTTTTCATTAATTTCATTAAGTCCATCATAAACCTTGTTACGTACTGTTTATATGACCTTGATACTTTATTAGCTTGTGTACTATCAAATTCCTTAGATAATGCTTGTACCAAGTCCCACATAGTTAAACGAAATCGTGACTCAGCTTGTTCTATATTCTTAACCAGTTTTTTATAATTGGTAGCCTCTGTTAAAATATCTGGATCTGAGGCCTCAAGAAACTCCTTCAAACTAACGGACATTAATACATCTCCCCTACACGTTTAGCCATCTTAACTAATCTTTCACTTATTTTGGTTAAAGCTCCTTTGGTTCGTTTCCAATACTGTCGAGAATCTACTCCCAATTCATTTTTCAAACGAACATTCATTTTAATACTTTTATCCAATTCATTCAACCTATCTCTAATTTCTCGAATAGATTGTCCAATTTTTTGTTTAGGTGATAAAGACTCATCATTTCTGTAATCGTGGTATTTACCTTCAGTTACAGATTCGGCTGGATGTACTACTGGTAACATTGTTGGTTTTATACTAACATGTTTCCAAGCTTCGGATGGTATATTGTCTTCCATATATCGTTGTGCTGCTGCTTTAGAATCAAATACCGCTCTAACACCACCATAAATATTTTTAGGTACTACAAGTAAAAATTTTTTCGTCTTAGCTGCCTCTGCTAAAGTGAACCCAATTAAATCTGCCATATGTTTCTTTTTCTTTTTAACATCTGATTTTTTCGTAAAAGCATTAGGTGTATTATACCCAGGTACGTTACCTGTAACAGAAGCCTCATCTAATTCTTTTAAGACTTCTCCTACTAACTTACGAATTAATTGTCTTAGTTGACTTTCGCTTATGGACATTCTTTATTTCCTGTATGAGTTCATAGTACCGCATCAACTTAGTAAGATTCTCTTCACTAATTGTTTTCTTACTAACTATTGTATCTGCTTGTTTAATAACTTCAGATAACTTTATCTTTGTAACTTCATCATCAATATCTGGTAACAAAGTTGTCAATTCTTTTTTTATTTCAGTTACTTCACCAGAAACATATTCATGTAAATTATTTGTATTAGAAACATTATTAATATAATTTTTCAATACACGTTTCTGTCTTTCATTTAAAGTAGAATACTTTTTATTAAATTTTTCTATCATTAGAGTATATGCTAACAGACGAACATCTTTATCCTCACCAATTACACCAGTTGCAGTTTCTTTTTTAACAACTTTACTTGAGGATATACATTCTACTAGATAAGAATGAACATCTACATACTCATTTGGTACAAGAGTTTTATCTGTTGCTTCATGTTCAAACAATTTATAAATTGAAGCTAATCTTTTATAATTTGGAATACGAGTTGCAAACAATTCATTAACATCATAATTGTTTTTAATCTCTTTAATTAAATTATATTTTTCTCGTCTTAATATAGAATTTGCTAGCTTCTGACGAGACTTCACAACTGCCTCTACTAACTTAGTAGCTTTCTCTGTTGTGTTATATGTTTCATTTGTTAGAATATTATATAATTCTAATTCTTTACCAAGTTCTTTATCTTTATTAAAAAACTCTTTAATGACATTAACAGCATTAGAATTTCTATTACTAATAATGTCCGCTGTTACTTGACGGGTCAATACTTCAAATAATACACCCGTATTTTTAAGCTTCGCGTGCCTAACTTTTTTTGACATGAATCACTCCAATGTATTTACGTTATATATAAATATAAAACTTACAAAAAAACTTGTAAATGTTATTATTTATCTACTTCATCCTTATATTCTTTTTCAATCTCTTCGGATTCATTAATCAATTTGTAATCATTATTATTAATTAAGTTATTTTTTAATTTTTCAACGTGTGCTAACGCTAATTTTTTACCATATTTAAGGTTTGCAGAGCCATCTTTCCTCATTTTATGTGCTCCAAGTGGGTCTCTACCTCTCGCTCCACTATCTTTTCCGTATTTTCCACCCTCTTTTGGTCTACCAGCCCCATCAAATCCACCTTCTGGAGCTCCACCTTTGTCATCTAACTCATGTCCAGTCCTACCAGATGCCATATCTGAAGGTGTTCCTTGTGCTTCACCACTCGCTGCAGGGTCATTTCCTTCATCCTCTATCTGTGTGCGACGGAATCTTTGTTTAGTATCCCATATAATTTTATTTCTTTGGTCTTTTATTTCTTCACTTGAGAAATTAAATACATTTCTATATACCCAATCTGTAGAAAGAATTCCTTCTTGCATTATTTGTGAAGCAAGTGTTGCTTTCTCATTCCAAAGATTAACTTTTTCAGTTTCATAAATCGTAGATGGGTTTGTAAGTGTTAAATCAAAATTAACCAATTCTTCATCTGTAAACCCTTGTGCGTATAAATGAACTATAGCTATCTTAGTTAATTCACTAACAGTAATTCTCTGTATTCTTTCGATAGTTCTCGCAAATCTTACATCTTGTGCCGCTAATGATGCTCTCTCACCAACACCTTCTTCAAATCCTAAGAAAGTTCTTGGTACTCTAAGAGAAGCTACTAATTTATTTTTTAAATAATCAATATCATCAATGGCTTCATAAGTTAATCCAGGTGTAGTTTCAATTCTCGTTCCACTATCACCACCACGAACTGGTAAGAAGAAATCTTCAGTAATATTCTGCATATTATATTTTAAATTATAATCACCTGTAGATTCATCTACTACAGGAGCTTTTTTCATTTTATTAATTATCTGTTGCATATATTGGTCTACTTCCGCTGGTGGAATGTTTCCAATATCAATTTGAAATATTCTTTTTTCTGGAGCTCTCATAATTCTATGAATCAACATAGCATCTTCCATAAGAGATAATTGTTTCCAAGTCTTTCTACCACCTTCAATCATAGACTTACCATAAGGAAGATAATTTGAATCAGAAAGTAATCTAAAGTGTGCTACCTCAAAATTCTCATATTCTTTTTTCTGTCCAGAGTGTCGAGCCATTTGTCCTGAAGAACTCATTGTTTCTAACATAAATTTAACATATTCTGGATTTTCTTCATCTAATCCTTCTATTCGAGAAGTATCATAAACTGACAATGGTGTAACGTGATGAATACCATATTTAGGATGTATATCTAAATGTAAGAAAAAATCTCCATACTTACACATATTTCTAATCCACGACCATAAATTAAATTCAATATTTAACACATCATAAAATAAATTAGTTAATATTTGTTTTATATTATCGTTATCTGTATGTATAGCTAAAACTTCACCATATTCAGATTTCATTGTTGATTCATCAGCGTAAACATCAAGAGCAGATGCTATAATTGAATCTGCGTCCATTGTTTCATAATCTTTAAACAACCCAAGTCTGGTGGCTTTCGCCATATCAGCATCACCATATCCACCATAGGTGTTAGCCCCATGTAATCGTGTATACCTATCAACTAACGAATGTTTAGCTATATGTTGTGAATTAGTAGTATCAACTACTTTTAATTTACGACCACCTATATTTCGAACTACCACGTTCGATGAAAATAGTCTTTTTAATCTTCCAAATAATGTTGTATCTGCCATTATATCCTCTACTTAATTAACCAGGTTAAATCTTCTTTTTTGTCACCTACATCCCATTCCCAACTATCATTCTTATTATTTGGGGTGTAGATAGCTTGTGAATTTATTCCACTAATTGTTTTTTTAGCTAATTCTATACCTTCCGCTCTTAATCTTAATGCGGTTTCTCGAATCCATAAAGCTGTACCAAAAGAAATAACAAGGTCATCATTATATCCTGTTAACGCTTCAGCTCTCTGTCCGTTATATATAAATACAAACAACTCATCAATTAAACGAGTAGAATATACTTTTACTAGCTTTTCTCTAAAAAATTCTTCTAATTTTGATACCACAAGAGGTCTTGTTTTCGCTGACATTGTAAATCCTGGTATCATTTTCTTTTCATCTCTATAAATCTTGTTACTAACTTGTTTAAGAGTATCAACATACAATAAATCCTTTGACATATAGAATAAATTATCATAATCCCTATCTATTGCTTGTTGTATAGTAGCCCAACCAATATTATTATTCTCAATTACAAGTAATGCATTATTATATTCAGTAGCGACATTAACTAAAAGATTACCATAATCTCTTGTAGACATTCTACCTTTATATTCTGCTACTTGTTTACAATCATCTATATCTAATACATGAAATGCTGAATAATCAGTTGAATCTCCACGTGCTACGTCCGCTACTAATACATAATCTCTTGTATAATTTGGTTGTTCCCATATCCAAAGATTACTATCTATTCCTCTCTTTTCCATTGGTTCAATACACATAGTTTGTTTATATTCTTCTAATATACGACCATCTACTACAGATTGTCCTGAAGTAATAAAATCACAATCACATTCTTGAGCTGCTCCAGATGGACCTAATAATTTATCCTGAGACTTTCTCCATTCTTTATTTCTATCTGGATGTACTGTCCAATGTAACTTTATCGTGTTCCAACTATTCAATCCATCTTCTGCATCAGTCCAAGTTCTATGAAACCAATTACCAACACCATTTGGTGTAGAAAGTGCAATACATCGTCCACCTAACGCCAATGTTTGAGATGCAGCTGTCCAAATTGTATCAATCTTATTAATAAAAGCTGCCTCATCAAGTATCAACAATGACAATGCCTCTGAACGACCAGCTTCGTCTGAACTTGCTACTGCTTTTATCTGAGAACCATTCTTATATCTTAACGATAACTTATTATCCTCAATACAAGTCTGTTTCAACCAAGTAGGTAAATTAGCATGCATCACACGAACCTTTGTTACCAAGTTTTTTGCTACCTCTTGTTTAGTAGCGATTACCAAGATATTTTTATCTTGATAAAAGGTCATAAACCATAATGCATAACCTGCTGTCAATGTACTAATACCTAGCTGTCGAGCTTTCAATATTACATTATAATCATTTTCTACAAATTGTTGTACAGTCTTTTCTTGAAAATCGAAAAGGTCAAATAACATCTTGCCTTTTTGTGGATGTTGTATATAACAATACTTTCTCATAAAATATACTGGATCTTGAGCACATTTCATGAACTCGGTACGAATTGCTTGTTTTAATTCTTTTTTATTATCTGACATTACAGTATTGAGGTTATTTGATTAATGACAGATGTGATAGCATAGGATAATACTGCCCCATATCCAAAATATAACCATTTATTTTCATAC